TTTTGTAGCTCCTGGTCTATGTCCTGTCCTCCAAGCCGCTACTCCTCGATTATAGGATTCCTTTATCAAACTAGCAGGGACACCCGTTACCTTCGAAGCTTGTTCAATAGATTTTACATCTGGGAACTTTTTCTTCCATTCCAGACTGTATTGAGATTTGCGAGTTTTGACACCCATATCTGTCTTGAAAGGCCTATATGCTTTTTGCGTCTTCCAAGACATTTTTCCGCGTTTTGCTAGCTCTTTTCTACGAAGAGCCCTTTTTGTTTGGGATAACCCAGTAAAATACCGTTTCGGTAAATACATTACTTTCTAGCTAGCTTTTTCTTGTAGGTACGCGATTTTGTCTTTTTGCTATTATTCTTCTTGCGATATGTCTTGCCACCACGAGTAGCTTGTGATATTCTACTTTCTTGCCCCTTCTTATATCCAGACAAATATGCTTGATATACTTCGTTGAATGGATATCGCTTTCCTTGAGTATCCTCTCCGCTGGTTTCCTTTTCTAGAGTTTCTATCTCTTTTTGTAAGGCATTAAGTCTATCAACTCTATAGTCTCTATCATAACCTCTAGCAGTTTCTTCTTCTTCTTTCTTAGCGATTTGTTCTTTTAGTTTCACTACTTCATATATTTCGTCTTTAGATTTCTCTACTTTCTTGTCTTTTTCTGCAAGCTCTTCTTTTAGTTTGGTTAGGACTTTACCTTCTGATGACGATTTGTAATCATCTTTTACACCTTGATCATATAACTCTTTTTGCTTTTTCTTTAAATTAGTTAATTCTGTTTGTTTTGGATTTGATTTTCCATATGTAACATTTCTATCAATTTTATCATACGCAAATGTATATACTTGTTTACTACCATCCTCTTTTTCATAGGTAATCTCTCCACTACGATTAAATTTTTTGTTTTCCTTACCATCAGCAAATCCATTTCTTTTTGCTTGGCTTATGAGAGTATCTATCTTTGATAAAAATATTCTGACTCCCTCTTCATATCCTGCGTCGTATTGCTTTGATTCTTCTGGTTCAGAAACAACTAATCCGATTACCTGAGATAGCTCTGGTCCTAGTCCAAAAGCAGATGAACTATATTTTTGTGTCTTTTGTTTGCCGATTATACCATCCTCAAACCCACGATCATCTAGTTTGGTGTATGCCTTGGTATACGCAGCTTCTCGTTGTTCTGGTGTACTAAAAGAGCTCGTATCCTCCTCTGGTTCTGGTTTAAATTGTAGTGGTTGATTTCGTTCGCTATCTGCCTTTGAACGCATCTTTGCTCGTTGTAAATCATATGCCTTGTTGTAAGCTTCAACTAGTTGTTGGTTGACTTGTAGTTCTCGATTTCCTTCTGGATCAGGAACATATTTTTCATTTCTTGCGCCAGCTAAAGCATCATCTTTTGCTTCCTTTTCAACGTTTCGAATAATATTAGATACAGGAGTTTTTGCCTTTGTCTTTGTTTGTGCTTCTGCGTATTTTCGTTTATAGACGGCACCAGCTACACCTGCATTCAGTTTTAAGTCCTTACCATACGCATCATTTGGGGGACGTTGTCCGATATAATCATCAAATGCCCTATCTTGTGCGTTCTTTACATCTTTTAGAAGTTGAATGATCTCACTCTTGTAGATGTCGTTGTTTGGTCTTAAATTAACTAATTGCGCAAGAGTTTCGCCTCTAGGTGTTACAACACTATAGTTAGCTCCTAGCTGAATGAGTAGACGTACACTCGCTGTATCTCCATTCAATACTGCAAATTGTACAGGATTTACAGTTATACCTATAGGTGCTGGTGCTGGAGCTGGTGCTGGAGCTGGAGCTGGAGCTGGTGCTGGAGCTGGTGCTGGAGCTGGAGCTGGAGCTGGAGCTGGAGCTGGAGCTGGAGCTGGTGCTGGTGCTGGAGCTGGAGCTGGAGCTGGTGCTGCTGGATCTGGAGGTATAACAACTTTTTTCCAAAGAGGTGTACTTGTTTTTCCAGTGTTGTAATCAAATTTAGGTCTTGTATTGGGATGTTCGTTTCCATCTCCTGGATTGCCTGTGAATTCATATACAAATCCATCCTGTGTAACAAGATCTCCAGTATTGTAGCTTGGTTTAATAGGATTCCACTTAGGAATAGATTGTGGTCCATCCACACCTCCTACTAATTTCTTCACTGTACGACCACCTTTTTTTACAGTGTATTCAACTTGTGCTTTAGGTGCTTCGAAATCATAGTTTGGTTTGCTTGCCTCATTGAATACAGACCCAGTATCGCGATTTTGAATAGCAATAAAAATAGGGTCTACATTTTGCGGATCCAATAATTTTGCAATACCAAAAACTTCTGATTTTGAATCCTTCTTATCAGCTGATTGTTTTACATCTTTTTCATCTTTGTAGTCCTTTCCAGTAAGATCTTTATAAAAGTCATTCAACTTTTCTTGTGTGAGATCATCTAGATTATCATTTGCGTAATCTTTAACAGCTGCAGTAGTAAGACTTTTTGAGTCTTTGAAGTCGTCTTTACTTTGACCTTTTTTAGGAGTGGCGTTTGCCATCATTTTCTTCCATTTATTAATGAAAGCTTCACGACTACTAAAGTCACCCATTATTAGTTGCCTGTATTAAAAAATCTATAGTTTCATACCATTCATCATAGCAGTTAACTCATCTTCAGTGTATAAAAGTTCACACATCTTGTGAAAGCATACACATAGCTCATAATAGTCATTCCAGTTGAACGACCTTGTAAGTTTGATTTCACGTATGAGATCAGACAATAGTAGCTCAGCTTTTGTAGCTACACTTCTGAATACTCTGTCTGTAACTTCCTCATTTGATTTTGATACATCTGGAAATACACGACGATATTCTAGAATAATCTTTTTGTGTTCTTCAATCCAATCTTCGGTTATTCGTCGTTTCTGATTGAAGTGATCTATAGTTGCTACAAGGCGACGATAGTTATCTTCAGGTCGCTGAATGCTGAGATTGTTCATTTCAGTAGTCAATGACTCCATATTTTGATATATAGGTGTTTATGATTTGAAAATCCATTTTAGATCTTGATGAATGTACCAACAACGTAGATAAATACAGCAGCAGCCAATTGTGCGATCATGTACATAATAGCTTTTGATTGGCTAATTTTTCCCGACAATAGCGCCCAACCAGTAACCGCTGGGTTCAAATGTGCGCCAGAAATCTTACCCGCAAATCCAACTGCTATTGCAAAGGCTGCGATAATCAAAGCAGGAGTTCCTGTGAAGGAAATTGCTCCAATTAGAAGGGATGTACCTAGGAATTCCGTTAGCGTTGCGTGATCCATTTGTATTGTATTAGATAAATGAAATATTTGGTGGTGAAAGCCTGGCTTGGGTTTGGAGACCGTTTAGAATCCCTTAAAATGGCGATTCTATTCGCAAAACAATACAAGCTAAAAATCTACGTGGATTGGTCTGATACGATGTGGTCGCATGGGAATGAAAACTTTTACACTTACTTTAAATTACAAAATATAGATCAGATTAGTTCGTTAGATGAGATCCCCGAAGACGCAACCATATATCCAGAATATTGGAAGGGTAAACTACATGAAAAAATTAGTCAAGAATTGCTAAACAGCTACAAGGAAAAGAGTCCATTGGATATTGGGCTTTTAAATAAAGATTATAACGCAGATGTTGTTGTATTTTCAAGTATTGGCTACAGAACTATCTATCCAGATTCAACTCAATTTGGAGATATTATTCGTGTAGTAGATCCTAGAATCATAAATAAAATTCGCGATCGCTTATCTAGATATGATATCCAAAAATCTTGGGGTATCCATATTCGCGGAACGGATAGATTGAAACCAAGTAAACGTTCAATCAGCGTACAATCTATTGTATCTATGCTTGTTACGAGTGGGGGATTAAATGGCAAAAAAATGACAGTTGTTTCGGATGATAAAGAAAGTATAGCTATTTGGAAACGATTTTTCCCTGATTCTTTTATTGTAAGCGAGCTATCTCTACAACAAAATACAGCAAAGGGCAATCATAATGTTTCAAAGGATGAGCTAAATGCTTCGAAAGATGAAATGAATGTGGATGCGTTAGTTGATTTTTTTACACTGGCGCTTACAGAGCGAATTTTTACAACCTGTAAGGATAGTCGGTTTTCTCACGAGGCAAGACGATTGGGTCCCGTATCAAGAAAAATACTTGGACTTTAAAATGGATTTAATTAAGTAAGTGTGATCTAACTTAAACTATGAACCGATATGACGCAGACGGTGATTTTATTATGTATACTGACAAAGATCCAATTCCAGACTCTGTAACAATAGACGACGAAGAACTTGATGACGATTCTTGCTTACGAATGTCTGGATTTGATCCATACGACTATTTCGATGGACCAATTGAAACTCTAGATGATGACGATGATGATGTATAATCTAATTTGTAACTTTCTTTTGCTTGTTCCAGTATTTGCTGAGTCTTTTTTAAATCAAGGATAGCACGGTCTATCGATTCCTCGACTGAAAAATGTCTTTGGGCGCGAATAATGTTCACAGACATCTCTCGAATTTGATAGTTCGCATGCGAAAGCAGCGTAACAAAAAAAGTTTTACTCATGTCTACAATTTAGATTTTTTAATCGTAGCAACAATGGCAATCCCTGCGGAAGGCATCATCCTCGTCAACATATGAATTAGTTTCGCTACCAAAATCAAGATCTTCAAGCTTAATAGCATTCTGTCGCTCCAAAACTGGAGGCGGTGGCGGTGGTGGTACCATTGACCACGTCTGAAACACAACCACTAGCTGTCGTCTCAAATAATCTACCTTACCATCCCGAATCTTCTTTCTGGAATAGATCTGAATTCTAGAATTATTGTTCTTAAATACACTATCCATAAACCGGACAAAATCGGGTTGATGAAGTGCCCTGTGTAGGCTCATGTCATTAAATGGACTTGGGTCATACACATTGTACTCAAATAGCACACAACGTTGTTCAATTGTAGGATTCATCCATGCTTTGTACATGCGATTTTGTAGCTTCTTCCAATCAATCATTCCCAAAATATGGGAATATGTCAGGCTAGTCCTATATCTAGGATGAGCAACAAGAGTCTTAAACATATCGTAGCTCATTCTGACTTTCTAATATACCATAGATCAACATACAGAAATCCGTTTTTACTTCTTTGGCTTGTTGCGAAGAGTCTTTCGCTTGCTTCCGCCTGCAGTCTCCTTTTTACGCAAAGTGGTTCCGCTTACAGAAAACATAATAATTCCACCGGCCTCTCCAAGGTTGAGTACAGTTGGTACAATATTGATGCCAACAACCATTTCTGCGTTTTCTTCGTATGCTCTGTCTTCAAGCTCCTCAAGAACCTTATTTTGAGCCTTGGATAGCTTGTTGTTGAGTTGCTCACCCTTTGTTCCAAACATTCCCAAAATATCGGATATCTCGGTACGAAACTCTGAAAAGGCAAAATTTGTTACAGAGTTAATGACTCCAATTGGCTCGTAAACCAACGGATCATAATATCCAGATGTAGTCAGCTTCATTTACTATAAAAATGGAATTAAATACTGGAAGTAAGTTGATAGAAAATGTTCAGTTATTTCTTTATCAACCATACGAAGAAGGAAATTCGCTATGCGGGTGAGAATGATATCCGTACAGAAATTTCATATTATCTATTGAAAGCATGCGATTTGTATGATTGGGCAATAGATGATCGTATCGAGATGTTTGATGCGATTAGTCAACCAAACATGAAGAATGAGTGTAGATTATACACTATGGGTGGATACAAATGTGATTCAATTTTATTTGATTAACCAAATCCGCCAATTTTTACATTACGAATGTGGTTCACACCTACATAAAAGACATATACCCACACAGTAAGAACATACATAGATGTCCACATACGGACAGCATTTGTACGAGGAGTAAGTTCGCTTGCTCCGCTTGTAGTCAAATGACCTACTGAATAATAGAAATAATCAGCGAATGAATTAGCACCTGCTATTTGTCCATGAAATAATAGATATGTTAGCAACGCAAATACTACATTGAGTCCAATTGCGAAAGCCAGTAAAGACAAGAAAGTCTTCATCTTTATACTTAAAACGGAGAATCAGAATCAAACGTTACACCAGTATTTGTAGGTGTTCTATTTCTTACACTAGAATCTTTAACCACATCTGGTTCACTTGTTGCTAATAACAATAGTTCTGTTCCTGAAATGGCAGTTAATGCTTCAGTAGGAGGTACAAAATTTGATGTATAAACTTGAGAACCAACAACCCAACGAAAATTTGTAAGTAATCCTACATAGTTCCCATTTGCCAATGTTGCGTCTGTTTGATTACCAATTCGAAGATCATCTGTTTGCGTGATATTATAGTTATTTGTTCGTGTAAGTTTGAGCTGTCCATCTACATATACTTTTGTATTTCGCGAACCATCTGCTCCACCATTTCCAACAACGGCTACATGTTGCCAAACATTTTTCGTTACAGCAGATGAAACATTCGTCGAACCTCCATCTGTAAATAAAAACATGGTTGTTCCGGTATAAACAACACACAAGTCATTAGATGGAAATGTACCTATCGAAAACACAATTGCATTTTGATCTGAATCTTGATAGTATTGAAACCATTCAACTGTAAATGCGCCTGTTCCTGGTCTTAAATTAACATCGGTTGCAAAACTTACGTTCGTTTGTACGGATACGCCTCCTCCAATAAATTTCATGCTACCACCTACCACTACTTCTTCAGTTGGTTGAGCAGTTGTTGGATAACCTGTTATTTTTGGTAAAAAGTTTAAAAGGCTTATTCCAGACACTGGAGTAGAATATTGTTGGTTGAAGTAATTTCTTTTATTCGTATCGATTACAGATTGAGTTGTTAACAACTTAACTTTTCGAGTATACTCCGAAGAATCAGGAGTTGACATTATTCTTTACGAATAAAACTAATTAAAATGGAATTATAATTGCTAGTTCTTTGAGTTGTAAAAATGGCGGAACAAGAATATGACCATCTAAGGAAAGCGTTGAAGAAAGCAGAGAAAAATATGAGCAAACTTTACCAAAAGGTAGAAAAAGCAAAACAGAAAATGCTAGCAGAAAAACTATCAAAGATTGAAGATTTCATCCCAGCATATACCAAAAAGTTGGAGAGACTCAAGAAGTTTATAGATGGATTTAACGAAAATCAAGCATTATATGGAAGTCGTGTACAATATGGGTTTAAAAAAGTGGATATTTACTTAGATGATTATCATGAGCCAATGCCAGATCCATTGGATTTCAAAATTGCAGAATATGATCTGATAGGTATGTCAGATCATATGGAGATTATATTTTATTATTCAAATGAAGCCCTTAAACATTTTATTGAGACATGGATGAAAGAAAATGTAGAGCTTGTAGACTATACGACAGATGTAGATGGATTTTATGGATTCAAACATTAAAACGAGAATTTTCACATAGAACTATTTTTAAATGTAAATATGTCAACACTTTACATTCTTCAACTGGAGGATGATAAGTGGTATGTTGGAAAAACAGACGATGTTCACAAAAGATTTCAACAACATTTGAATGGAAAAGGATCTATTTGGACCAAACAACATACCCCTAATAGAATTATCGAAACACGACCAATTACATCAATTCATGATGAAACAAATGTTACTAAAGATTTGATGAAGAAATATGGAATTGATAATGTTCGTGGTGGAGCCTATTGTCAAACAATTCTTCCAGAACACGTTATTCAAACAATAAAACACGAACTAAATAGTGGGAATGATAAATGTTATAATTGTGGAATGAAAGGACATTTTGCTAATAACTGTCCATCTATAAACCAAGAAGAATCTCCTGAAGAAGTAGAAGTATGGGGATGTAGTCATTGTAGTCGCGAATTTGATAGTTTATTTGGAGCAATAGTTCATGAAAGGAGCTGTAAAACAAAAAATGTTCAAAAACAACAATCTACATCATGTTATCGTTGCGGAAGACCAGGACATTATTCTCCAGAGTGTTATGCTAGAACACATAAGAATGGATATACACTAGACAATTAAAACGGAATTTTAAACTCTATTTTTTAAATTGTCAACAAAATGGCTCTCGATTCTACAAAGGATTATATCCGCAAGGAGATTCGGGAGAATCTAGAAGGACATGCTTGTGATCATTTGGATTTACAAACTGAAGAGGACATTAAGGAGTTTATTGAAAGTCAAAAGGATACGATTGAAAAGGTAGTTGATATTTGTCTCGATGAAGAAGTATTTCAAATGATGGAAGATGATGGATTTGACGATATCAATGAATATATTCTTAATATGCCGGGAGATTTCTTTCGCGAATGTATGTGCGGAGTCGGGATTCCTGGATGGGATAACGAAGAGGATTAAAATGGAATCGTATTTGATACCTAATTTTTAAATTAAACATGATCCGTATAGTTCTTGAAGAAATCTATAAAAATCCAGATTTATTGAAAAGATCTGTGGATGAAAAACAAGGATTCCTTCAAAAACAAGGAAATCAAACCGCACAAGGTAGCGGGAATAAGGTAACAACTCATGAAGCTTGTTTCGCAGATGTACTTGAATCAAATGGATTCAAATTTATTACAAAAAAGGAAACATGTGAAGACAGCTACTACAAATACCAACCAAATGGTACACAAAAGAGTCCAGACTTTGAGGTATACGATAAAGATCTAAAAAAGACACTTAACTTTGATTTGAAGCACACGAATTCCAAATCATTCTACTTCAACGACGGTTGGTTTGAGAAGGGGGTTATTTATGTTATCAGCTGGTGCTCTAAAAAGACAAATAAAGTACTAATTGGCTATGGAGATCATATACCAAGCGAAGAAGAAAATACAGAGATGATTAATTTTATCCAGTTCAAGAAAAACTGTAACAAGCAAAATAAAAAGGTTGGTTCATTGCGAAAGTGTATTCGCTTTGCGAATCAATATTCATGCGATACATTTACAGATGAATTCTCTACTGAGAAGCTCAATCTTGTCTTAGCATCACTGACTCTATAATTTTTTGAATACACAAAGACGGAACCGCATTGCCAATTTGTTTAACAATTGAATCATGTGAACCTTTGAACGGATAGTCCTTTGGAAATGATTGGATTTGCCCGAGCTCACGTGTATTCAAACACCGGACATATGTCTTGCCACTTGGTTTCTTTAAGCAGACATAGTGTCTTGGTTGAAATGAATAAGCACAAATAACTGTCTTACATGGCTTGGTAATATCTAATACTTCTGAGTGGACTGGAGAATCTCGTTTACCGAATGAGATCAATCCTTCGTTATATTTCTTGACAAGATAGGGATGTGGGATTCCAGAGATATCTTCAGTTTCTGGAATATTTACGAAACAATTTTTTGGCGGATCCAAATGGCATTCCATAGCATCTTCTAGGGATGGTTCAAGGATATGTTGTAGACCAACCTTTGCCTCTTTAAATGTTGGCATTTCAAATGAGATACCTTTACAGTTTCCAATCATGATGAGTCGTTTTCTTGACTGCGGTACACCAGCAGAAGTCATATCGTATACTTGGTACTTCAATGGGTAACCAATCTCTGTAAAATGATTTTGAATCGCATCAATTACTTTTGATTCGCCATCATCTGTATTTTTTGTAAGCAATCCAGCTACATTTTCACCAATAATCCAAGTTGGTTTGACAATATCCACAACACGCAGAAATTGATGAAACATCTTGTTTCGTGGGTCGGCTATATCCTTCTTTCCTGCGTTACTGAATCCTTGACAAGGGAATCCAGCAAATACAACAAAGATATTTCCAGTATATTGTTCGAACTCGCTATCAGGAATCTTAGAGATATCCCCTTTTACCGAATCACCCAACCATTTGCTATCTGGGAATCTAGCTTTGTGGGTTGCGATACAGTCTTTGTTATTTTCAGAGAAAGCAACCACATTGATTCCTGCGGTTTCCATAGCAAGTGTATCTCCTCCAGCTCCAGAAAACAAGCTAATCGCCAACAGACCATCAGGAACAGCCTGCTTTGGGATTGTCTTTACAAGTGATTCAAGATGAGCAGTATATTCCTTCTTCGTCTTGAATGTCTGTCCTGTTTGAGTGCAGGTATACTTTGGCATGTTTATTACTATTTTTACTACCAAAAATGTGTAAGTCCGTTTTTAAACAGACTTGCTAAAATATAAAACGGATTTTGAAGTCTAATCTTTTAAATATGTCAACAAAATGCATTGGATTGTACGAGTTAATGATGGAAAGAACTTTTATGCTTCTATGAAGCGAGGAATATGGGCTTTAAAATCATGGACATCTGATGGGAAAAATTTCCTATCATATGTAAATGTAGATGATACTCTTTGGTTTCTGACAAATTATAAAGCTGGAAAAAAATTTATAGGAGTTGCAACATTTACAGAAGTAAAAAAGAGAGAAACTGGTCCTCTTATTTCATTAACAGCAACAAATGAAGAACTCGGTTGGACAGATGGAGAGTGGGACACAGAAATACACTTTACAAACTTGTATTTGATTGGCGATTTGGAAATGCAACCAAATATAAAATGTCAATCATCTTATGTAAAGACATCTTCTATTACAAAAGAAATTGAGTTTGATTTTGATTTAGAACTCAAAAATATAGTAAAATACTCAAAAGCAAAAAGGATTCTTTAATTTTTTAAACAGACTTGTTAAAAATATAAAACGGATTTTGAAGTGTAATTTTTTGAATATGTCAACAAAATGGCAGATTGGAAGTTCCTAAATGTTCTACAGTTTTCCTATGGGTTCAAAGGAACCATTCTGGATGGAATTGCAGATAAGTATCTAGTATTTCCAACTGACGAAGATTGTTTGAAACTATGTGAAAAAGCACATGATATTCTTACAAAGCATTATGAAAATCTATATAAAACTGATAAGGAATCACTTCTAAAAGCTCAAGAGATTTTAAAGAGAAATCCAAAATTTCCTGAAAGGATTGGTACACATTACCAACCTATTGTTCCACAACTACCTTCAAAGTATGATCCAGATGATAAGAGTATATTGTTTAGACAAGTTATTTGGAATTATAAGGCTCTTCAAAAGCTTGAAGATGAAATTTTAGAGAAGCAAACTATGGAATGTATGAAAAAGGAAATTGAGGAACAAAAGAAGCTATTAAAGAGTCAACAAGTTGTTGATTGCTCAAAGTGTCCAACTTGTAAGAAGTAAAACGGAATTTGAAGTCTAATTTTTTTAAATATGTCAACAAAATGAGCACAAAGCGTAAGGTAACAGCTGCTGTTAAGAAGCAAGTTGCAGGAACACAACGTTTCAGATGTGCAGCAAATGTAGAAGGATATACATGTCCTTTAAGCGGAAGTCCATTTGACGAAGCAGGATATGAGATTGATCATATTGTACCTTTATCAGATGGTGGATCAAATGATACATCAAACTTACAAGCTTTGTGTTTGATGTGTCATCGTGTTAAGTCAAATAGAGCTTCTGTTGGAAAAGAAAAGAAGCCTAAGCAAGCACAAGTAAAAGTAGAAAAGAAACCTATTGAAGAAAAGATTTATTATTGGCCTGATGATGCGTCAGGTAGACCAGTATGTATTCGTTGGAAACCTGGAACAGATTCATTAAAATTTGGAATATGGAGACAAATGCATGGTTATGACCAGTTTCCAGATATCAATGGAGATTATTATCGAGGACGTTAAACACTGCTAATATACTCCCACTTTAGATAGTCGCAAATCTTTTTCCATATAAAATCGTGTGATATTAATCTGTCTCTGCTTTTAAGCAAGGGGAAATATGCTTTATATTCATCTAGTTCGAGTAATTCGAAGAATTTATACAGGATGTAGGAATAGGATAGAAAGTTTGTTCTATCATCAGGACAATACAACAAGAAGGGGGCTTGGATCTCTTGGAACATTGTACGAATCTTCTCCTCAATCTCTGGTGTAATTGTGGGTGGTGGATTACCATTCAATCTGGATAAGATATGGGTTGCGTGTTCGTAATATTTCGAGCGATTGATCTTTTTAAGTATTTCGCGAATGTCCTTTTCTGTCATTTCCGCAATATTCATAATGCGCCTCTTCTTTACCTCACATACAACTTCATTCATAACCTCATCTGGAATAATTGTTGACTCCTTAGCTTGGAATTGATTCAGAATCTCATTTAGGTGATTAATCTTCTTGTACGCATAGTTATTTCTTTCCTTGGGTGGATCACGAAAAGAAGGGAAATCTGAAACAACCATCATATATTCTTCAGACCCACACTGGGGGCAAACAAGGACACCATCTTCAGAATTTTCTTCCATAGCAAGATTACAGGCTTCACAGTGTTCAGATAGAACATCCTTTTGTTCACCTTCATTGCCTGTATTTAGCTTCATGCGACACGTGTATTCCTCATATAGGTGCTTCTTTGAATGATTTGGGATATCTGTAGTAATATTCGCATTCAAATACTTTAAAAATGTATTTTGATCGTTTACGTTGGTTGTAACTACATTCTGCTTTTCAGTATTGCCATAATACTTAAGCATAATATCAACATTCTTTAGATAATAGTTTTGCAGAGGATCTTGTTCATCTAGTCTATCCTTTAGTTCTTTGAGTTCTTGCTTCATTTTTGAACATTTGAGTATATCCTCTAATTCATTTGAATCCTCGAGTTGGAAAATCTCTTGCTCTAATTCATCTTGTTTTTGCTTGAGTTGGTCAAAATTACATGCTTGTTGGCGAATATTGGAGACTACATTCTGATGAATAGAATCTAGTGTCCCTGACACAATATCAGTTTGCTTTGAGCGATATGATTCGCGACCTTTCTTTATCCGGAACACAGTGTCCATTTACTTGAACAAATTCATTTGCCTGAAAATGTCAAGAGAACCAAAGCCCCAAAAGCAAGTATAGTTGGGAGCATTGTACCAGATCCGCGGTTGGAAAATGACTCCTTTTGGATACAGTTGGATGGGTCAACCTTTGTACATAAATTTGTATCAAAATCTGGACTTAGGCTTGTAGTCAAGAACGCATACTGCGAACCGCTGGTAACTGGGCATTGATAGCAGTCGCAAGAAGGTGAACCATCGGCTGTCATAGCGTTGAATAGATAAAGTGGATCAAGACCTTCAATATCACCTACTACACCTGGAATCAACCCATTCAAATCTGAGCTAATAAAGGATAACTCATTCATGCTTTGCGGAACTAGATCTTCTCCAGTTGCTTTATTATTGATGTAGTTCATACGAGATTGAGTAGACCCATCAGGAGCAACACATGTTCCTCCAGTATTTACATAGTATTGATTGCCAAGTGGTGGATCTCCTGTAATGAGAATTTTAATGTACTGAGTCGCAGCATCTACATTGGTAAATAGCTGACCAATAGATCCATTGCTTCCAACACCCAATGATGTAGGTCCAGGAATGTTATCTGAATAACTGTAATCTGGTCCTAGGATATTATTTGACACTTTGTCAGCGGCGCCTTCAACATTACTTCCAACATTTTCCAAATCACTCCATAAACTATTGGAACCTAAATCTGCCATTATTCTTTACCTATGTTTTTTGCTATATAGTCTCGTACTTGTTGAAAGAATACATAGTTTGTCAAGGCACATGGTCTTTGGCTAATTATTGCCTTACAAGTTGGAATTAATGAATAGCTTAGTTTTACACAGCAGTACAGTACAGTTAAGAAGCCACTACGGTTAATACCAGCCTGACAATGAACGTATACACAGGTACAATCATTTTCTTTAAGAAATTGGTCCATAAAGAATTGAAATTTAGGGTACCATTCTGTGATATTTACATGAAAGTTATCAATAGCTTCTAAGCAAATATATTTATCCTTAAAATAGGTCTGAGCCCAATCTGGACAATCAACGGGAAAAGCGCAGTTAATTACATGACTTATATTATTTTGTTCTACAAACTCTTCTGTAAGCATACAGCCTGCTCCGAACATAATGTTTGGATGGACTATAGCTGGTCGATCTCTTATATATCCTCTCGATTGTGAACGAAATGCTGAAAATGGGTCTAATCTTAATTTAAGTATTGGGGTATTAGAAAACGAATTCATACTGACTACTTGACTATATCGCATAACATAAAAATGATTCCTCTGAACGTTGATAGTTTGGAGTATAAGAATTGTCACAGGACTTATTTCCACGTGGCTACAATTATGAAGAATGGTAAAGAAATAGCGAGGTCTAGAAACCGCGTTGGAAGTAGGTCTCGTGGAGCTGGTTGGAATGACCACACGATACATGCTGAATGCGCAGTTGTGAAACGATTAGGTGATCTGTCACAACTTCGTGGTTGTATCTTGATTGTTGTTCGACTCAATAAGCAAAGTCAAATCATCAATTCAAAACCATGTCACGCTTGTGAAAAATTCCTAGAAAAATGTATGAAACAATATGGTCTTAGGAAGGTATTCTACTCTTCTTAAATAATAGAACTAAATAGGGTTCCTACAACATAAGCGATAGCAACAGCTACTCCTGCTAGAATACCCGCTCCCATATAGGAAGGTACGCCTCCCGCAGTGTAGGTATTAGGAATATACTGAAGAATGAGAGATCGTGGAGTTGAAAGACTAATAATCATAGCAGCGGCAAAGAAGCCAAAGTAGACCATAATATTTTTGATCGCATATCGTACACGGCTAAATTGGTAATCCATGCTTGGTGACGATGTAGCTGTCTTTCCAACAGCTGTGCTGACGGGGCTGATAAATGGGTCGCCTCCGCCGGTTACAATGGGGGAGAATGTAGTTGACTGCGGCAACGTTGGATTCTGTACGGGACCACTGCCTAGTAAATCGGACAAATCAGTTGCTCCTTCTGCCATCTTTATTTACAACAGGGCATAAACTATCTTCTGCTGTATACGAGTAGCATTTTCCGCCATTTTGAATAATCTTTCCTTCGATATCAGCTAGAGCTACACTTAGTTGCTTCTGACCTCCATAAGGTTTGTGAAATAGCAAAACAGCTATACCCAACCCAATCATAAATGAAAGAAACCCCGAACTTTTTCCATCATGAAGAATCCTTTTGAGATCTATCATTTGTGTTGAGATGCGACGAAATTAAGCGAGGTTGCGCTTGGCGTACATTCGACCTCTCGTGTTTTAAATTTTACACACCCATTCTCCGTATGAAACACATCTGTACAGTGTGGGGTTGGCAAAGATGGTACCTTGCGATTTGGTGGGATAAACACTGAAACCACCAATAGACCAACTAAAATTCCAATAAAAAGCCATGTTATGGATATCATTTCCCTTGTAAATATTCCTCAATTCTTTTCATAGTCTCTTGGTTATCTCCTGACCAAGTCATCATTTTAGGATTCACATCAAGCTTATCACCATGAATCTCTTTTTCTGACCAATTTCCAAAGTTTAGGATAACATCTGCTTGACGAAAGATTCCTTGCCACGAGTATTCAAATTTATTACGAAAGTTCACATAACCAGGTGTATCGACCAGAACCATAGATGGTTGTGTAAACATAGCAATATTGGGTGTTGATTTTATTGTTGGTGGTTTTGCTTGTACTTGCGTATATTCATTATAGAACTGCGTCTTACCAGTATTAGCTCCACCAACTAAAATCACAATATTTTTCATTTTTTGTTAACATGTAAAGTACATTAAAACTAATCTTCAAAGGCACCGTCTTGCCAAGCAGTAAGCCCAATTCCTGCCAATTCTGCGACAACACCTATTCCTCCCAAGACCTTTGCGGTAGCCTTTGAATTGCCAATAGCGTTTAATTTAAGAACAGCTGGTCTACTCTTGGTATAAACTTGTACTCTATTTATAGCTGTTGAAAGTGGAGCTAATCTATCAATAAACTTAGCATAGTTTGCTCTTATATTAGCAGGAATCCTTGCACTTATAAATTCTACAATTGGACTTGAGTTTCTAAATGCATTTTGATATTCTACAATAGATAAATTGTATCGTATACGACCATCTGCAAGTCTAGTTTCAGTTAGTATTAATCTAGCTTTTGAATCTTTTATTTTTTGTAATAAATCGGCTTTTATAGCTTGCCTATTATTTTTATAGTTATATTCATCAATTTCATATCTTGCCTTTCGTTCATAATAATCATCCTGAGATTTTCTAAATTCCTCTTCGTTCAACTGCATTACTCTTTCTTTTTCTCTTAAATTCGCATCGGTACGTTTTGCGTTTTCTGTTTGAACTCTTAAATCGTCTTCGCTAATATATTTAGTTGTTGCGTCAATATCAGATTTTACGTTAGCTATCTTACTGTCTATTTCTGCCATTTCAGCATTCCATTTCTTGGTTGATTCAAGATACTCGGCTTGAATAGCGTCTCTTCTTCTATAAGCATCATCAATCTCTGCTTGATTTGTAATTATTCCCTTAGGAGTTATATTGGAAAATTGCGGATTTTGGGTTTTAGGAAATGCTATTTTCCAATCATTTATACTACTTTGTACACGCTGCATACGCCCATTTTGATATATCTGTGTAGGAAATGTACCCGAAGTTGGATTCCTATTTCCTAGGATTGCTTGAGCCGTTGCATGCTTTGCACTTGGTATATCTACTGGAGTCGGTGGTTTTGGTTGTTTACCTAACTTTACTCTTTTTTCATTCTCAAGATTTGCTTTATGATCTTGTAAAGCTCTTAATTCTGATCGAATTCCTCTATCTAGTTCTGCAAGATAGGGTGGATCGGGAATATCTCTTGGTATTGGGGGTACAAAATCACCTGGTGGATTTGGTGGTATTCCTCCTACAACTGTATATATAGTTTTTACACTTCTCATTTTCTTAACATCTTTAATGAGATCTTGATAGAAAAAGATAAGAGAGCTTACTCTCATTAATAGATTATCCAACTCATTCAAATCTACGCCAGCTGATTCTTGAACATATCTATCCTTAGCAATATCTACAATTTGTTTAAATTTTTTGCGATCTGAGGTTGCTTGATGAAACGTTGGCCAAGATACTTTTACTGGAGCTGGAACTGCCCCACCGCTAACTAATTCTACTATCCCAAAAATTGCAAATGGATCAGGAACAAATGATTGCCAAGCAGCAACTGTTAATCCAACGATACCTTTTGCTACACGAGATAACCCAACTACAAAGGGGTTGTTTGATTCCCATGTTAGAGCACTAGCAAGACTTGGGTCTGTTACATAAGCAGGTGGTTTTGTTGATTCGATTATAAGTTGATTTACGTACCATAGCAGTGATCCTTGTGGAGGATTATCATAATATTGTAATCCATTATAATCCATAATCGGGACATACAGAAAACTTGATGAATCGCATATAATTCGTGAACCCAATTGTTTTTTAGAGCTTGCAGTCTGTACAAGCATATCATAACCAACAAGTAATTTGATAGTCAGAAGTGTATCATAAATCTCATTCTCTAATTCATCTACTCTTGCTTGATTTTCTCTATGGTAGTCTAGTTCAAATTGTGTGGCTTTTTTGAATGGATCTGTTTCATTTGCTATACTGTATAAAATTTCAGCCTCATCGCCTACACCCAAATCTCTAAACTCTCTCTTATCCAAAACAGCTGCTGATATAGGATTTAAGTAACTGTAGGGATTATTGTATATTCTCTGTTGAATCGGTGGCAAGTTAAAATACTGAGTTTTAATCGTATTAACAGATGCTCTTAACAATTTTACCTTATCAACGCTACTTTGTATTAGCAAAACAAGATGTTCATATGCTTTAAGAATTAGATTATCTAATATTGACCAATCTGTAAACATTGTATCAAATGTAGTCTTAGCTGTAGTCAATCTTGCCTTTAGGTTATTAAAGAGTGTAGTAGCGTTCGACGGTTTTACGGAAAGCAATGTAAAATTGTAGCTCGTTGAATTTTCTAAGTCTGCAACGGGAGTCGCAGTTGATCTGAACGCACGTGCGAATGGCATTTCAATCAACATAGCTACTTCTCTCCTGATTCCCTTTGCGAATAAGTTAACTCGAAATGGATCAACTGTGTTGCTAGGTCGTCCTTGTCTTGGCTTATCAAACTGATCATATGTTCCTGGACTTTCTATTTCAAGTTTATAATTTCCATCCGCATCTTCCTCATCGCTTACAACAAATGTAGGATAGGTATAGTCATCTGGCACATCTTTATCAATTCTGTAACATACATATATTCTAAGAACATTATCTGATTTATATGTGACTACATCATCCAATGAATATTCGGCTGTATTGTTGTAAAAATCTGGAATAGTTAGATTCTCAATTGTAGTCAATCGTCTCCAAAATCTTGGATGTTCGGGCGGGATATAGTTTATGTCTGGTAGTCTTTGTTCGCATCTGTAAATATCTCCATTGTAAAGGACTATAGATCCAACTACATATAAATCTGTAGAAATCCAATTTGTTAGGTCATAGTCATCTAGTGTTTGACTTGTATCTATTTTCCAATAATCTGAGTTTGTTGGGGGAATTCCACTTATAACAGCATTAGTTGGTTCTATTACGGTATTTGTACATTCATATATCTTCCCATTATATGCCACAACATCGTCTTCAAAATACATCCAATTGTTGTCATAGTAACCAACCTCCAAATAATTTAATGGAACCGCTAAAGATGGTGATGCTTCTACTTGTTTACCACGATAAAACACGACAGGATATGTTCTTCGTACCCAGTGAAGAGTATTTGTCGGCAATATTCCTTTTATACTTAGATTTGTGTCTCCAGGATTTACAGCTGTATCTATACACTGATATATCAACCCATTATACACAACATATTCATCTAGTTCATAACTAACAGCATTTCTATAGGGAGCATAGTCTTGAACATTTAGTGGGGGTAAAGCAGATGTAAGATGAATTTTTTGATTATCGAATGTTGTTACAACTTTGTGGGTTCTTTCAGTCCAATAACGTGTAGTTGTTGGAGGTATACTTATAATAAATGGCTTACCATCTCCATCTCCAAACTCACTATCTAAAGCAAAGGGTTCTTCATTTGTAATCTTATTTTTTAGATACATAAATCTTGCCACATTATCCTCTACAGTTTCTACAAATTTTGTTGCTCTAGCAAGTCTTGCCTCATATTCAGGTATACCATTTATAATTTCAGTGTATGCTGTACTTCTAAAAATTGTTTCTATTGTACCAAATAGATTACTAGCATTTAATATTATTTGCGCAATTTCTTGTTTAGTTTTTCCAAACAATGGTATATTTACTGCAGATTGTAGGGTCGAATATGTTGAATTTATATTATTTACTATGGTCTGTAGAGTAGCAGAATTATTGTATGTTAAATTTCCGTATGTCGATAGAATTTGATTTGATGGCAACCTTTCGGAAACCGAAACTAAATAGCTGGATAAAACAGTTTGCCCTTGGGTTACATAAGCAGAATCTATTGCTGAAATATCTTGCGACACAATATTGTCAGCATATGTTGTTGTTAGTAAAGCATTTGTTGTAATATCAGATACCTGTGCTTCTACATCTTCTTTTAGTCTATTGAGATTTGTATATGTCGTTGAAGCAGTGAAGGTTAAAAAGTCCGACCACTTTACAGAAACATTTATACCTAATATATTACCATTTGCACTCTTAAGGCGAATATAGTCTGCAAGCTTTTGCCTTGTGTAATATGTATTGTTGTATTTCTCCCATCCGCTTGCACCTTGTGCCCCAATATCTGATCCAGTTAGCCCATTTGTACTGCCACCCCAACCAGTTTTTGGAGGTAAAGCCCCATCCTCATCCGCTTCTAAATCTGCTTTTTGGATATTAAAGGCTAGTGGATAAAATTCATCATATATTAAGCTTCCAGCTCTCAACAAATCTAGCTTAGATTTTGCTGTTTGGAAGCTAGACTTTGAATAAGATGTAGTTTGTAGGAGTGTATTTATGAATGTATTAGTTGCCAAAGTTCCTGAAAAAGGAGAACGTATAGCACTTTGAAAAGCAGTTAGTGCATTTTTAATTGTTGTATTCCTCTTGTTCGTTATGTAATTTATAGCGTCTACAGAAGTAGTATTTATCGTATCAACTGTATTTTTCAGAGACGTATATAAAATATCTAACTCTGTGGCATAGCTACCAATATGCGTATATTTGTCGTATATTAACTTAAAAAATCGTACTGGAAAATCACTTGTATCTGGCGTTTTAAGCGGACTTAACGTGTAGTAATATTGATCATAATATACATTAAACTCATCTTGAATTTCGCTAGTTTTTGGATCCGTAGATGATATATTTGCCCAATTTTCTGCTATAGTTAGCCCATCATTATAGTATCTATCACATTGTTGCTTTTTAGGATAAGCGGTAATATAAGATGTGATCAGCGCGATTAAAAATTGGTATGGTCGGGTATCATCTGATAAATAAGTTTGTGATAGACTTGACGAGGTTATATCAACAATACTGTTGTATGTTGAATATAAATTTGGTGTATTGGTTGTAGAGGTAACTTCTGTATCAAAAAGAGTAACCGCATTAGTCACCAAATTTGTTAAAGCTGTCTTTTTCGCATTATAAAAATCTAGTACAGATTGTTTTGTTTGAGTTGTAAACCCAAAGTTATTTATAATACTTTCAAAACTAGTGTTTAATACAGAATCCTTTACATCATTTATGATATATTTGTAGAGTATACGAGCAGTGTTATAAAAATCAAGAATTTGTTCATCCGCTGTATCTACAATACCTTCCATCAAAATAAGAGTTTCATCTAGTACATCTTGTGAATTTGTATCATCATATATTTTGTCATAGTAACTATTTATGTCAGGAATGAATGTATTTAAATATTCGTTCAATCCATTACATGTATAATATTCATAAGGATATTCATTTTCTACATTAATTTTTGTATGAGGTAATCCAGTTGCTGTTGAATAATAATTTTTTATAATTGAGAACTCATTATTGATTTTAGTCTTTAAGTTTGTTAAGGTTGTTTTGTATGTAAGAGCAGTTGACTTGGTTTGATTTCTTGCGGCTAAGGCAGCAGCGGCTACTTGTTGAGCATATAGTTCGTCTGCTAAAATTTTAGCAGCTTCTTCTTCTTCAGCTACAGTTTCTTGTGTCTTTGAATTGATTAAACTTACAATCGCATTTATGGATGTTAATAGAGAATTATCAGAAACTCCAGTGTATGGTAATGAGATTTCTTTATTTACATAACAGGCTGCCCTTTCGATAGTGGTCTCAAATTTAGACCAACTTAGTCCATCTGTACTAGATGCCATTGGGTAAAACCCTATGCCACTTGCTATCCAACTTGTTCCATTCCAACCTATAGCTGTACCAGAGCTTCCAAATACTCTGTCAGTTTGTCCGGTCCAATTAAATCCATCAACACTTGTAGCTACAGTATTTTCACCTACACCAACAGCTACCCACATAGATCTATTCCAAGCTATAGAGTTGCCTGTTGTAAAAGGAGAACTATCTATCTTGTACCAATAGTTTCCATTCGTGCTCAATGCTATTCCATCACCTATGGCAACCCAAATGTATCCATTCCATGCGAGTTTGTTTACTTGAGTTAGCGGACATATATTTACGTTTGCCCAACTATCTCCGTCTGTACTCTTAATGATAGCCGTACCATTTGTTGCTTTTGTTCCTCCAGCCAACCAATAAGACCCATTTGAAGCCACACAAAAAGCAGAATCAAGTGTTATAGTCTTTGATGTCCATGTTGTACCGTTATCACTTATTGCTAGTTTTGCGTATACAGTATTCTTTTCTCCAACCGCTACATACCTACTCCCATTGTATGCTATTCCTCTTACTTTAAAAAGTCCATTTGATGGAAATGTCCAATCAACTGCATTTTCACTGACAGCTATATTTTGTAGAGAATTGTTGCTAGAATAGCTTTCTCCTACTATCACCCATTTTGATCCAGTCCAAATAGCATCATAGTATTCTCGTTGACGAACTCCAGTGAAGTTGCGTCCTTCACCATCTATAACTTGAGGTATCCAAGTCACATCATCAAATGATCTGAGAACACTCATTGGCGCACCATACCCAACAATCAATGAATTAACAGCATTAATGGTTCCTCCTAGAATAGGCAATACAATACGACTTGCTATAGTTTGTACAGTAGTTAAATTTGATATTGTTTTCTCGATCCAATTTGTACCATCCTTACTTTTATAGAGTGTTGTACCGCCAAGTAGCCAAAAGTTGCCATCCCAAGTTACTGTATTGAACTCTGGGAAATTGGACTCAATGGTCCAATCTATTGAGTTTGAACTTTTAATAATGATTCCAGTAACACCGGATGATCCATCTGCTTCTGTAGTTGTTCGTTTACCAACCCCCAACCAACTATTCCCGCCCCAAGCAATAGATACAATCCTATCTGTTTGAAATCTATTATTTCCAAGACTTGTTCTATATGGGATCCTTCCAAACCAATTAGTACCATTTGTACTCGTAACTAAGCAGAATGTTCCTGATTCATTACCTTCGCCACCCGCTACCCAAGTTGCGCCATTGTAAGCAACACAATATCCCTGCCTCAAGTTGCTTTCTATGGGCGTCCAATCAGTCGTATTTGAACTAATCGCAATACATCCTGTCAATCTTGGTCGGGTATTTGTAGATGAATTGAAAGGAAGATCGACTGAAAATGGTTCTCCAACAATAACTGATAAAGTTGAACTAGCTGCAATGGCGCGACATTCTCCCTGATAGTTAAAATTTGTACCACCGGATGAAAAATAGACACCTGCGCTTCCAACAATGTTCCATGTGAGTCCATCGGTGCTTGTTGCTATCTGATTTTTAGGTACAGTTGGCTGAGATACCCACTCAGTCCCATTCCACTGAATTTCACTGCCTCCATAACCAACAGCTATCCACTTTGACCCATTCCATGCTATAGCGTTACCTCTTGGAAGATTGCCAATTGACTGATAATTTTCAGGAACTTCAATATAACGACTAAACGGATTTCCATCTATTAGGGTCCATGTTTTTCCATCATAGCTTATTGCGATTGTATGGAGTGTACGTTTTGTGAAGGTTGATGTATTTAGGTTCTGAGACTTATAATCATTAAATGTAGAAATTGATAAATTCTTTGCAGCTTCTGCGAGAGAATAATAATAAGTTGCTAAATTTCTGTAGTTGGTTACAATATTTGTATAGTTTAAACTAGGATCAAAAGTCTGTATCTTATTAAAAAGAATAGCCTGTAATTGAGCATCATTTCCAGCTAATTGATTTGTATTATATTGTGCTTCTAAGTTCCGCACATCTTGATATGTATTTAGTACACTTGTTTTTACGCTTTCAGAGCCAATTGCTACCCAATAACTTCCATTAAAAGCTACAGAATTGATATACTGTAATGGAGGTCTAGTATTACCTATTTCTAGGCTGTATAATGAGTATGTTGAATCTACAGCAATGCTTTCTGACATTACTAATTATTAATTTAATCTATTATTAAATTACAGGAATGTCGTCATTTCCCTAAGTAATATCAGGATACAATACAGTCCAATCATTCACTGTTGTTAATACCATTATTTCACTCCCAACTGCTATTGCGTCTATTTCTCCACCAAGATTGTTTGTAATTTCTGGTCCAGTCGGTCCAGTTGGGTTTACCTCTTCTACGTTAACTCCCGTTGGTCCGGTATACTCTCCACCACTTGGACCAACTGGTCCAGTTGCCCCACTTGGAGTGAATAGATCACCAAAATCAAATCCGGATGTATCAATTGGTCCTGTGTCTCCGCCTTCAGTAGGTCCTGTTGGTCCAGTAGAAGTTGTTATAGACGGTGGCTCGTATAGACCAATAATTCTATAGTTGATGTAGCTATATGTTGATAAAGATTCTCTTACAATTGGGAAGGCGTCTGTTCCATTCCAAGTTACAGTAACATTTGTTGTACTATTTGTTCCTGGATCCTTTACATCATTTCCATCAAGATCTACAACACTGTATGTTGTTCCGGAAAGCTGATACATTCTATAATCTCCATATACTAGCGTAATAATTCCAGTAACATTGTATCTGTTTGTTGGATCTGTAATTGAGGTGATAAACTTTGGAAAGTTTCGTTCATCGTTTTCAACTATTATGATTTCCCCATCATCATCCAAAACTTCATTTCCAGATTCATCTACTAATGTATATGTATCTCCAGGAGCATCATCTACAACATTCTGTTTTATCTTATAATTGCCAGAAGCTGTAATAGAATACGTGTTTGCGATATTGTATCTAATGACATTGTATCCAGTTGATGAAGTTCGTACAAATGGGAAAGCATCTACTCCATTCCACGTTACCGTAAGATCGCTTGTATTATTTGTACCTGGGTCAAGTACAAAGTTTCCATTCGCATCAACTACTTTGTATGTATTTGTTGAAACAGCAGGATATCTTATAAAATATGTTGTTGGAGATAATGTTGTGTATTGATCAATAATTGTATACAACAAAGAACCATAACCAGATAAAGATTCTCGTATAATTGGGAATACATCGGTTCCGTTCCAACTTACAGTTACAATTGATGTATTATCTGTTCCTGGATCTAGTATACTAT